AACTGGCAGAAGAAGCCGGATCCTCGGAGTGTCAAGGTAGTTCATCTTGGATGAGCCACGCTTGTACTGTATTACTGGTAGATCAGGCGTAGTCCATGGGACTATCGCCATCTCCTCGCAGTAAAACATATACCTCTCAGAGATGTATGTGTCCTCCTGGGAAATCCGGCCCCCTGTTCTGTGGACTAAGTCCAGATACAGGAGGAGCTGAGGTCGATCCCCGAAAGCGATGAAATCGTCACCCACGATGCTGTAGACTCTAAGTCCTGCAGCCCGTGCGCAGACGTCCTGACCATAGGTCAGTATCACCTTCGTTAGGTAATCTCCCATGAATATACCCCTTTCCGTGAGGACTAAGTCCTCTACGCGAAACGACTTGACTTCCAAGTCACCAGGATCGCCCTTCAACAGAATCCTGGATTCTGTGTGTAGGGTTGATGCTAATTTGATTAGACCAATAGGGGAGCCAGGGATTTTCTTCAGATGGCGGAGGATTGACTTCCAGATAGTTCTCGCGAACTTTCTAGAGAAGTAATCCGTCGCCTCTGACCAGTCTGTACTAAGTACAGGCTGCCCCATGGCTTTCCCCCAGTTGGTATCCTGAGGGTGGAGGTTCTTAAAGAACCTCCAAAGATGTCTGTCCTTGGTCATTCCGGACTTGGTCTGGAATGCCTGCCTTAGGCAGGGAGCCAACATGTGGGCAACGACACCTTGTATACGGCTATTAGCCCATGGTGAGATTGTAATCACACGAGCCTTAGAGGGCTCCAGCACGGCGTGGGGTTTGACCACACGTCTCAATACTGGATTTTCCAGAACCCATTCGATGCAGTAATCGAGGACATCACGTGATGTCCTCACTGGTCGACGGTCTGGTGCCCTCTCAAGTGTGATTGGATCGTACCTAAATTTGACGGCGCGAGTTTTCACCACGTCCGATAGGAACTGTGTATGACCACCTTGCATCTGCGTTTTCTCCAGACAGGCCTTAGGCCCGGCTGAGATGTGAGCGTGTATTCCTCTGATGGAACGCACACTCAAGGTAGATTGCTTGATGGTCGGTAACAGTGGGTCCAGATCCAGGATATCCTCCAATTGAACTGTGTCATAAAACTTCCTAAGGGAGTTTAGGCCCATTGTGGTATCGGCTAAGCCGGTACCACGGGTCTGACACCATAAGTTCACATGGATCCCGTGGGCGTGTAGATCATCAGTAGAACATGGCCA